GTCCTGGATTGCTCATGATTTATTCCTTAAAAATTGTTTAAAAAGTGGGGTTTTTTAGGCCCCACGATTACCTATTAGGCGGCTACACGGCAAGCGAGTTCAGGATAGAGTGGTGCCCAACCATATAGAACGTCCAAACGAGTAGGAATGGAATCGTTATTGATGGTGTACTGGCGCACGACACGCATGGACAAGCCAATTTCTTTATCACTTGCACGACCAGCAAAATGAACGCCTTCAGGCAATTCAAGGTCCGCTACTGCCAATGTGAAGGCATTGCGGTGCATGATGATGTTTTGTGGTGAAAGAATACCGGTGTTGTTAAATGGGTTAACTGTCTGTGAACCAGTTGCAGTAATGCTTACGTTTTGGAACTGACCAGCAGAAATCAACGCTGGGGAAACAGTTACAGAAGCAGTAGAACCGGAACCGATAGAAGTTGTAGCAGTAACAACGAATGAACGGAGTTTGCCTGAACCATAAGCTTGACGGTTCTGTGGGTTAACTGCGTACACGCCATTGATAGTGAATGTATCACCTTGGTTCAATGTAGCGGCGGCAGAAGTAGCACCAACAACGATTGTTGATGTTTGTGCCCAACCGGAAGTCAAGATACCAGTAGTTGTAGAAAGGTTGCAAGACAAAGTAGCAGAAGAATAGCTACCAAATGTCTGTGCCTGAACGTTTTGGTCCATTTTCCAGTTCATACCGCCGGAATCACGACCCATCAAGCCCTTACGATACTGTTCGCCAATTGCTTCTTGTGGAACGAACAAACCTTTCAAGCTGTCAACGATAGTTGCAGATGTGAATGGCTCAACGATGCAAGAACGGCGACCGTCACGTGGCGCACCTTCAGAATCAAGGTAAGCGGCGGCAGTCAGGTAAGTAATCAAACCAGTTGGGGGTGTACCAGCAGTACCAACGATGTTTGCAGTATTGTTTTTAGCCATAAACAAACCATCACGGTCGATTTTGTTGGCAATAGCGGCAACGGCTGGCTTCAATACACGGTCGCTGAACATATCTAAAGACAATGCCAAATCTTGTGTTGTGAACTGTGTGTCAACGTGGAATTGGGTTGTCAATGTTACTGGTACAGAAGTTTCGTTGAAATCTTCAACGTTCAATGCTGGGCCAGTTGTACCGATGAAACGGCCAGGACGGCGTACGTTTACAGTAGCACCGATTTTGCCGCCAACAACTGCAAATTGGTCGTCATAGTTACGGTCAACTTCAGAAGTAAATGTTAGTTCGTTTTCCAAAACCATCAACGCTTCGTTGGTGATTTTGCTAATGGTTAATAAATTATTTGCCATGATGCAAGTTCCTTTTAGGATTAAATTAAATTGTTACCTTAACGAATCTTTCCAGTTTTGCGGCCGGCTTTCCAAGCTTGATAGTCGATTTGTTCGCCATCTGTATAAACGCTTTGACTGCCAGTACCACGCAACGGATTAATAGGTTTTGGTGCATTTGACTTCACCGCAACAGGCTTACTTTTAGCTGGTTCATCTGCTTTCGCTTCAAACTTCGCTTCCAATTTACCAATCATTTTCAAAGCTTGTACAGTATCAAGACTAGCAATTTTGGCGCCCAATTCATCGTCTGAAGCAAGTTCATACAATATTCTTGGACCAACATCACTTTGCACAATTGCATCACGTACTGCATCGTTTACGGCGACCGTACTGCTTGCAACCATGTCATCGTAATCAGGTAATTCAGCTTTGACTGCATCAAGCTTTTGTTGCCAAGTTTTTAAAACTTCTTGTTGCTTGGCTTGTTCTGCTTGTTGCCTAATTTCCTGTTCACGTCTTGCTACTGCTTCATTAGCTGACCATTCTGCTAACGCTTTAGCGTATTTAAACGCATCAGGGTAGTCGTCAGGTTGTGGCTCTGTACTGACATTTTGCGCTTGTGGCGCTTTTTGTCCTTCTAGTGCCGCTAATCTAGCTTCCAGGGCTTCCCTTGCGGCACGTTCTTGTGCGGCTTGTTCTTCTGCCGCTTTACGTGCTTTGGTCAACTCTGAAAACCGCTTTTCCAACTTTGGATTGGGTTTCCGTTCCTCTGTTTCGGTCGTTTCCTGTTCAGTTACTTCAGGTTCACTCTGACTTTCCTCGGCTACTGGCTCTGAAACTGGAGTTTCCTCAACGGTTTCAGCCGCAGTATTAGCCGGTTCGGTAGCTAAACCTAGCTTATTAACATTCCATTCAACTAAATTCTCACTTGTAACGACATTATCTGCCGTACGTACTACTTCTGCTTCTGCCATGGATAACTCCAAGATTTGACCCGCTGAACCCAACGGTAGGTTGTTACTATCTTACAACACTTTACTGCGGTTGTGCAACATTTTGTGGTTGTAAACTGCCAGCCGCTTGATTAGCAAAACCATACTGTTCTTGGTTTCGTAACGCTATTTCTTTTTCAAGCTTGGCGGTGTCCATATGATGCAAAATTAACTGCATCAAGGCGTCTATTTCCATCTTGTTTTGGCTAGTAATTGACCTAGTATTTTGGTCATTGACCTTGACCTGGGCATTGAGCATTGCCCTATTATCTTCATGGGCTTGTTTAACTTGTTCAATGTCCTGGCGTTGCTTCATTGCCATCTGTAATTGCTGATTCTGCTGGGCCATTTGTTGCAATGCTTGTTGCATCTGCTGGATTTGCATTTGAACTTGTGGCGGAATATCTGAATTTTCATCAATATTGGCCAATGGGTTAATAGAAGCAAGGCGGTCAGCAATAACTTCGGCGCCTGGGAAATCCATATTACGGAATACCAAGTCACCAATCTGACCAAATAGGTTTGGATTAGCAGTTAAAGCGGCCATCATGGATTCAACGGCTTCCTGGCGTTTGGTGCTATATCCAGGGCCGGTGTCCATAACAATGTCATATTGACCAATGGTTACGTCATTTAGTACACGGTCAACGCCGTTCTCGCCCTTGGTCTTTTGGTTGATGGTAATAACTTTTGGTTTGCCATCGTCACCAATAATACGCATGACACGTTCTTTGTCATAAATCTTGGGGATAAGGTCAAGAATAATGCGGCCAGTATGGGCAATTGAACGGGTCAAATTGTCGTAATAATGGTAGTTTGTCATGTCAACTTGTAGTTGCTGACCCATCAACGCTTTACCGCTGATGTTGCCTTGTGGCAATTGACTTGGGTCAAATATGCCTACTACGGCCTGTAAATCTGCATTAATTCCAGCCGCCGCCGCCATAATTCCAGCCGGCGGTTGTTCCGGTGCTTGCCTGATGGGGGGTGGTGCCGGTTGGCCATCGGTATCGGTTTGCTTATAACGCAAATAGGCCATAGTTTTAGTATTCGCTTGTGCCCATTCATTTTCGTGTCCTTCATCCTGTCCTTCAGCCATAATCCATTTGGCTTTGGGCGCCAAGGCAACGGTTTCAGTAATGGATGTGACCCAAAAGTTGTACATACGTTGTGGGTCTTTAGCCATGCGAACTAGGCCAAACTTCTTGCGTTTTCCTTCAATGACTAATTGCTGGCCATAAGTAGGAATAACTGGGATGTGTTTACCAATCCAACGACCTTCTTCCAGTATTTGCATACCAGTAAGTTTGCACCAATGGATTTCTTTACGAAATGAGTTACGGCGGCTTATTTCATAAATGCCGGCCGCTTCCATAAGCTTTTCATCTGGCAATTCATCTTCATAAGCATGGGTGCCATCGGACAATAGGATTAGGTCAGCGCTTACTATCTTTGTATAAAAGTATTCAGCCAGGCGAATATCTTCCTTCATGACCCATTCAGCATCACTATCACCGGTGCCACGCTGGCTAAATCCGCTTCCATCTTCAGCGCCAGGGTACATGGCTCTAAAGTTTTCTTTAGGGATTACCGTTGTGATTAACACTTTTTCTGCATCTGAACCGTCAGGTAGTACCGAATTAGGGTCAAAATATACGGTAAAAGGGTTGTCAATCGTATCAATATAGATTTCTTGGTCAAACGACTTTTCGCTGACATAACGTGTGTTTACACGCCAAAATCCCCATCCCATGCGTACTGCTGATTCATAAGCGGTGTCATAAGCATGGTCGGCGTTCGATTGATTTTCAATGTGACGGCAAATACCAGTAATAATGTTTGCCATTTTTTCGTCAGTTTCATTGTTCATCCCATGGGCTTTCATCCTTGGGCGTTGCTGACGTTGCTGGTTACATAGTTGACGGATATATGCATCAACTTTATTAATTGTTAGGCATGGACGGGATTCCACGCTACGGCTATTTTGGATTTCAACTGGCCATTGGTCGCCACCGGCAAACTTTAGGTCATCTAATGCTTCTGAACGGTTGTTAGTGTCGGCATCTGCCGCAAATCTTAAGAATTGTTTAGCATCTTCAATTCGTGGGTCGTATTCGTATTCAACCATTTCAGCCATAATTTATCCCATCCAACTGGATTGAACGTGGGGAATGGTCTTTTTAACCGTTTTCCTTGGTTCGTTAATCATAAGTCCTATATACCGGAAGGCATCGGCCCCGTTCGAGTAGTGGTCGTGAAGCGGTTTCTGACTGAATTGCTTCGTTTCGGGGTCAACTTCGTATCGGTAATGTCTTAAGCATTGTAAGCCTTCTTCAGTATTTTGCCTATCAAAATAGCATTTACTAAAGATTGTTCGTGCCGCATTAATTGAATCTGTGATTGGTACACGGTCCAATACTTTTGTCATGTGGCCAGTTTGTCGTACAATTTCCTCTATGGAACGACCAGTTCCTAGGGACTTTGCTTTGGCATCGTGCGGCAACCATATGGTATCTATCATGTACCCGTATGATGAAATTTTTGCCATCCAATAACTAATCGTTTGTTGCCTATCTTCCAAATACCGTATCAACCTAGTTTCTGTTGGGAATAGTTGAACAAACCACACGGCCGTATGGTCATTCCAACCCAAATCGAACACAATATGTACCCCTTTTGTTCCGTCATACGGAACATTGGTAATGCGGCCTTCTAATTCGGCCATGGTCATTTCTTTTGCAAAGATGGCACCATCTATCGTTTGACGTGGAATACCTTCCCAAACGTTGTTATACGCTTCTATATCACGTGCTTGTAGCGTTCTGCGTTCTAGGTCAAGCACTTCAGGGAAATAAGGGTTATCTGACCAATTAAGTTTGGTAACAATAGCGTTTTCAGGCGGATTTAAAACAAACCGTTTATAGGTTTCATCCGTAGGCAATTCAGGATTAAAGCTTACCCATATTTCGCTATTTTCTTTACGGATTGTAGGAATTAAAACACCCCAGGAATGGGAAGTAACGTTGTTAGCTTCCTCTACCCAACAAATATCAATTCCTTCGATAGATTTTAGGCCGTTGACATTGTTCTTAATGCCGGCAAATATGAATTCTGTACCGTTTAATCCACGTATGGCATTTTGGGTAATTTCATAATGCGCTTCCAATCCCATTTCATAGATTTGGTCGCTTAATAGCTTGTGTACCGAATCTCTAATGCTGGTTTGAAACTCACGGGCGCATAAGACACGAATGGTTGATTTGATGCCCTTAATAAGCAATGCACGGGATATTCCCCATGATTTTGCGCCGCCACGTCCGCCATACAAAATTCTGTACCGGCAACTTTTAGGTTCAAATAAACACTTTAATTTGGCCGGAAACCGTTCTCTGGCAATGGCATCTTTAATCTGTTGTGATGGTTCCATCAGGGTCCACGAATGTTATCTGAACGCCAGTTTTCAGTTCTGCGCCATTAGGACCGGTGACTTCTTGCGTTGCTACCGCCTTACCATCTACACGGTCCATCACTTCTTTTACTGCCCATGCTTCACCAGCTTGTGCTAAATCCAATAGTTTGCCAACAATATTGGCTAACTTCTTGGGGTCTTGCACCAAGTCCATCCTGATACGTTCATAAAAAAGCTTGCCCTTTTTGGCGTTTTGATTGCCAATTGGGGCACCACCTTTATCTGATGTTGTATCAACGTCTAAACTCATGATTTATAAAGTAATCTTTACTGTGCAGTTGCATCAATTGTAGTTTCTGCTGGCACTTCAGGTGTGTCTGCTTTCACTACGTTAATTTGGCTTGCAATATGCTCATCTACCATTGCTTTGGCGCCCAAATGCAGTTTGTTATGTAACTCCAGCGCTACTTCAATTGGAAGCTTACGCAAACCCTGAAGGATTACTTCCATTTCTTGAATAGAGTGGCTAAAGTCTAATTTAACGTCATTCAAATTCATTTCTTCTTACCTTTCTTTTTTTCTGCTTCACGTTTTTCGCTATATGCGATTGCTACTGCTTGCTTAACAGGACGACCGGCTTTGACCTCGGTGGCCACGTTTTTCTTAAATGCGGCTGGTTTTGCTGATTTTATTAATGGCATGATTAACAGTTCCAATTTTTAAGTGATGCTTTAGCCCGTTCTGCTGGACCTTTAGCTTTTTTTACTACGCCTTCCATTCTTGCACAAAATGAAGCTTTTCTGCCTTTATCCTTTTCTGTCTTTGGATTTGGGGCTGGGGCTTTTAGGTTGCTACCGTTCTTGGCGTTATATTCAGCACGTCCTTTTGCAGTCATGCCGGCGCCTTTTTCAGTAGGGTTGTATGTCTTACCCTTACCAGTAGTTTTGTGTTCAATTGGTTTGTCGTGTTTTTTAGTAGCCATGATTATTTCTTTGCAGTTTTAGCGGATTCCACAAATGCTTTAGCCGTTGGAGCGCCTTTGCTTCCAGGTTTACGCATTTTCTCTACTGGCTTACCTTCAGCCTTTTCACGTTTAATCCGTTCTTGCTTTTTATGGATATTGGCATATAGGCCAGGTTTAGTTGCCATGTTTAGTTACCTTACGTGTTGTGGCTTTCTTTAATGCTGGTTTTTTTTTGGGGGCCGGAAACGGTGGAACATCATCTACGCCCTTAACAGTAAAGATATGTTTAACTTCAAGGTTTTCAACTACCATTTCAACCTTTTTTACCTTGTACCAGCCAAAATGCGCCATGATTTTCTCAATTAATGGCTCTTGTGAATCAAAAATATCAATACTCATGCTAGTTCCTTATCAGTAGAAAAACATACGTCTTGCCAAGACATGATTAAATAGCGTTCGCCGTTGTCGTAAAACTCTTGGAATTTAAGATATTCTTCTTTTGGGTTATCGTTCATAGTCCCAAAACGGATATAATCGCCTGGCTTCACCGGCATTACTTCACGGCGCCCATTGGGCAGTTTTTTGCCGGGGCCTACTGCAATAACAGTTCCCATGTTGTCGGCTTCTTTGTTGTCAACAATAATGACGGAACTTAAAGTGCGTTTATCCGGACGAACAACAATTTTGTCGTTCATCGGTTTCAATATAAAATCTACATCAGCCATGTGGTTCTCCGATTACTACGTGGTTAGAAGGGCTTACAAGTTTCACGTGCTTGTAGGCCCTTCGCTTTATTACATATCGTCTTGGTCGTGACCCACACGTTTGTGTTCATAGCAAACTGATTCACCCATGTGACCTTTGAACTCACCTAGGCGGCCATCATGTTTGCCCATGTGGTCCATTGGACGTGCGCCCAAGCCATCTTCTAGGCCCATTGCTACACCACCAACCAATTTCTCATGGCGTTCGCCAGTAGAATCAGAAGCAGTTGCGCCTTTTGGCATTTTTTCGCCAGTTTGGCCTTTAGTACCTTTAGTGGAATTAGGGCCCATTTCGGAACCTTTTTTCTCGCCTGTACGGTCGCTTGACTTTACAGCTTTTGGAAAACGTTCGCCGCTTTCACCTTTTAATCCATAACCCATAAAATTTCCTTTTTGCAAAAAGAACTAGAAAAGCCTAGTTTCATTATTTTCGCTTATTTTACTACTATGTCAACTAGATTTTCATACCACTTCTATCATTACATCAACGCCGCCACCTTTTCTAATTTCGCCACGTTGAATCATTAGTACGTCTATTTGCCCATCATTGTCATAAACACCAGCATCTTCCAAAGCATCTAAAACGGCTTTTAGGCGGTTATCTAGGTCGGTGACTACTTTGGACCTAGGATATAACCATAACGTCACTTCAAGCCGTTCCTGATTAAATTTGGGCACGTTTTGGGCAACAACACATTCTGCTACTGCGGTTTTAAATTCACGGCCTGATTTGCTTAAAACTGTATTGCCACGAAAATTGCGCCAATAAGTATTTACACTAGGCGGATAAGGAAGTTTAATAATTGTCATTTACAAGTAGTTGATTATTAATAAAGTTTTGGTAGTATTGCATGAAACTTCACAAAAGGGTAGGTCATGAAAATTCTGTTGCTTGACATAGAAACGTCCCCGAATACGGCCCATGTATGGGGTTTATGGCAACAAAACGTATCATTGAACCAATTGCTTGAATCATCTTATACCATGTGCTATTCAGCTAAATGGCTAAATGAAAAACAAATTTATTTTGATTCAGTTCAAAAAAGCAAAACAATAGATATGTTAATGGGCATACATGGGTTGCTAGAACAAGCCGATGCAGTCATACACTATAACGGCACCAAGTTTGATATGCCAACCTTAAACAAAGAATTTCTAATCCATAAAATAGCGCCACCGCCGCCAATCAAGCAAATAGATTTATTAAGAGTAGTTAAAAGCCAATTTAGATTTCCTAGCAATAAACTTGATTATGTTGCCCAGCGACTTGGATTGGGCAAAAAGAAGGACCATGAAGGCCATACATTGTGGATTAAGTGCATGGCCAACGACCCTAAAGCATGGAAAACCATGGAAATGTATAACATCCAAGACGTTGTGTTGCTTGAAAAGCTTTATAAGAAATTGTTGCCCTGGGTGAAATCACCAATAAATCAAAATATAATGAAAAAAGATAGGAATGGTTTTGATTGTCCTACTTGCGGTAAAGCATCATTGGTAAGTAAAGGGTTTAATTACACAACTACTGGGGCATATCAACGTTATCAATGCAAAGCTTGTGGTGCATATTCATCAGATAAACGTTCTATTATTCCTCATTCTAAATTGAAACATTTAGCATGAAACTTAATCCTGAAGTCATTCGACACGCATACGCCAGTTTAAGTACGTTATATCCATTTACTAAATGGAAAATGCCATTGCCGGAAGAAGTGGAATTTTTAATAGTGCCGGATGTGGACACCATGGGAACGTACACCTATGATACCGGCGGCGACTATGAACATACCATCACAATTAGTTCAGCCCGTTGTGGCCACTATTACACCATGCTAACTACGTTATCGCATGAAATGGTCCACATGAGTTTTCACCGGCAAAAAGGTGACAAATGGTTGCATCACTCAAAGCAGTTTAGAAACCGTTGCAAAATGGTGGCTTTTGAAATGGGATTTGATGGCCTAGAATTGTAATTATTTAATTGACATTAGATAAGCCCCATAATTCGCAAAAGCATATCCAGCATACATATAACCCAATCCAGTATTTCCTTTAACAAGTTGTTCAATACAAATATAGGCATATATAAGTCCTGTAACAATAATTAAATTACTACTCATTTAAGAGTTCCTCGGTTTGTACCAGTAGTTCTTCTTCCGTGATAGCGTACTCCCTTTCAAAGCGCTTTCGACCCATTCCGTGAATACCGGAATCGAATCTATGATGGGCGGGGCATAATGGGATAACAGGGGCATTACTTCGTTTAGAAGTTCTTCTAATGTGATGCAATTCTGCTGGCGTTCCAGGGTTCTTTTGATGCCTACATAATGAGCATCCCAATTCAGCGATTTTTCGGTTGCGTTCACGTTCATTTTTTGTCATATTTGTAAATATTAAGAAACAAATCAGGCCAACTGTAAACGTTGTGAATTAAATCTTCGTTTTGTATTTCGTAGGTATCTGCTTTTAATTCAAACGTTGTATTGTTGGTTCGTTCTCTAATAGTTCCTTTTGGGTAATGTTTTGCACTAAACAAAAAAGTTGCTTTTGGCAACCATCCGCAAATGGTTAGTTTGCTATTGGTAGTATTAAGACTAGCAAACACATATCCATCTACATCATATTTTGTTTGTGATGCAATTACATTGTTAACGTATTCAAGCTTTGGCGCAACGGTGCGTCCCATGGTTTTAATGTCAATCTTTTTACCATGCACTACAAAATCAACGCCGCCATCATGACCTTCTGTTGCTTGCATAAACGGTTTGCCTAATGCCAAAGCCATCATGTTTTGACCAATAACGCCAACCAGTTGTTGTTCCTTGGTTCCGTTACTGGAATCATTACGCATCCCCAAATTGTTTTTTTCAATAAATTGTTCGCTAATGTCAACAACAAATTGTGGCACATCAATATTAAACGCCACCTTTAATCCATTCTTTTTTTAATTCTTTAATGCTGGCAATTTCTAACTTAATTGTTTCATCTGCAAGTTCACAAGCTATCTTGGTTGCTAATTCTGATTTTCCTTTTAATTGTGCATTATGGTATTTTTTAATTAATTTTTGTATATTCAAATATGGTTCAGAATAGTCTGTCATCTTGTTAGTCTTTCAAGGTTTCGGTTGCTTGCTTCTTGTGTACGCCAGGCCTCAAATCTTAACTTCGCCGCTTCTAATCTAAACTTCCACATTTCTGTTTTGTACGTTGCGGCGCCAATAGCTTTGCATAAGTCTTGATATTCTTGGCTGGCATATGCTTCACGTTCTTGTGCGCCCAAACTTTGTTCGGACGACTGTTTCATTTTAATTGCTTTTAATGAACTCTTGTATGCTTCAAGTTCTGCCAATTCACCTTTAGCTTTGGCGTACTCCGGTGCGTATTCATAAAGGTAATCTACACAATCATTGGGGTCAACAACTTTTGTATCAGGCTTCATTTTCGTGAATTTTTCCGTAGATTTGTAAAGTTACTTTAAGTACGTATTGAATATCTTTTGGACTTAACTGACCCATTAGTTGCATAATTTTTATAACTGCAATGTCGTTGTCTAACGGTTGCGGTTGTACTATTGTTTCAATCATTTCCATTCACCCCATTTTCCACGATTGCCTTTTTTCCATTGG